CGGCACACCTAACAAACAACCAACAAAACACAAGCACCCACCACGCCAGCAGCCAAAAACTGTTGGTGTTTTTCTGTACCCACAAACAGGTGACCCCTACCGGCATCACCGGGGGGTGGGTCAATTTCTGTGAGGTCGCGCACAGCCTACCCCCTGCGCACACTTTTCTGCCTACCCGCAGTTGAAATGCCCCCATATGTTGTGGTGATGCTAGGCTTTGACCACTAGATGTTGTGGTTGGGAGTTTTGATGGCGAATCCGCCGAAGCCTGCTGAGTTGAAAATGTTGCAAGGTAATCCGGGCAAACGGGCGATGCCGTCGAATGATGGGATTGCGCCGCTGGAGTATGGGTGGGTCGAGCCGCCGGCTGATTTGCGTGAGTCGGGCTTGGAGTTGTGGCAAAAGATTTTTGGTGCTGGTGAGTTGTGGATTTCGATTCGCACTGACACACAGTTGGTGGCTCAGGTGTGCCGGCAGTTGGATCGGCGCGATGAACTCTCGAGGCGCTTTTGGGATGAGCCTGAGTCGCGCGTTGTGAACATGAGTTTGCTCGAGACTGAGAAGGCTGTTGTGAACGGTTTGAGTTTGCTTGGGTTCACACCGGCTGACCGCACCAGGTTGGGTTTGGTGTCGGCTCGCACGAAGTCGAAGTTGCAAGAGTTGATGGATGCCAAAGCGCGTGGCGAGTAGATGATTACTGTTGTGACCGGGCCACCTTGTGGCGGTAAGTCAACTCTGATTGTTGAGGGTTCGAAGTCGGGTGACATTGTGGTTGACATGGACAGGTTGGCGTTGGCATTGACTACGCCTGATGTTCAGCCGTTTGAATATGATGCGCGCGTTCGCGCGGTGGCTCGAGCTGCACGCAAGGCGGCGGTGACTGAGGCGTTGAAGGTTGGTCAGGGCGAAAGGCGTTTGGGTGTGTGGATTATTCATACTGATCCGTCACCGGATGAACGGCGCGCGTACCGGGCTTTGGGTGCGCATATTGTTGAGGCGAATCCGGGTAAGGCTGAGTGTTTGCGCCGGTTGGAGTCTCGCCCAAAGCAAAATCATGCAATCGCGCGGAAGGTCATTGATGACTATTTTTCAAAGCGATAGTTGGCCACCGTTGTTTTTGACACCTGTCGAGCCGGGTGCGCTTGCGCGTTCTGATGGCAAGTATGCGGCGCAGTTTGCTGAGGCGTTTGGTTCGATTGGTAAGGATGGTATTGCTGGTCGAGCCGGTAGTGCGCTTGAGCTTCGCCCGTGGCAGAAGTCTTTGCTCGAGCATCTTTATGCGCGTGATGAGGCTGGCGGTTATGTTGCACGCACAGCGCTTATTGGAATGCCGAGAAAGAACGGTAAGAGTGCTTTGTCATCGGCGGCGATTGCACTTTATTCGCTGATTGCTGAGGGCGTTCAGGGTGCTGAGATTATTGTGGCTGCCGCTGAGAAAGAGCAGGCGCGCATTGTGTTTGGTGAAGCTCGGCGCATGGTCGAGACTTCAGAGCTGGCGGATGAGGTGACGCTGTATCGGGACTCAATTTATGTGCCAGCGTCTAAGTCTGTGTTGCGAGTGGTATCGGCTGAGGCGTACTCGAAAGAGGGTTTGAACCCGTCACGCGTCATTATTGATGAGTTGCACGCGCACCGTGATCGGTCACTGTTTGATGTGTTGTCGTTGGCTATGGGTAACCGTGGCAACATTGCACAGCTCGTGGCGATTACCACGGCAGGTTTGCGAACTGATGTGAGTGGCCAAGACTCGGTTGCATATCAGTTGTATCAGTACGGCAAGAAGGTTGCCAGCGGTGAGGTTGTTGACCCGTCATTTTTTATGGCGTGGTGGGAAGCACCGGCTGAGGCTGACTATAAGAGCCGTGACACTTGGCAGGTCGCTAATCCTGGCTTTGACGATTTGGTTGCCGAGTCTGACTTTGCATCGGCTGTGTTGCGAACACCTGAGCATGAGTTTCGCACTAAGCGTTTGAATCAGTGGGTGAATGTAAAGAATGCGTGGTTGCCTGCTGGTGCGTGGGAAGATTTGGCTGATGAGTCTGTGAGGCTCGAGCCGGGCGATGAATACTATTTGGGCTTTGACGGCTCGTGGAAAAATGACAGCACGAGTTTGATTTGTGTCATCATGCCTCGTTTTGAGGGTGATGTGTTTCGAGTGTTTCGCGCCGGATCGTGGGAAAAAGATTTCACGGTCAATGATGACTCGTGGGTAATTGACAAGCAGCAGGTTGCGAACTTTGTGGTCGAGTTTACGCGTGACAATCCGGGTTGCCGTGAGATGGTGTGTGACCCGACCTATTGGCAAGATGAAATGTTCCAGTGGGCGAGCGCCGGTGTGACGGTTGTGGAGTTCCCACAGACTTTGGCCTATCAAGTGCCAGCCACTTCTAAACTTTTTGAGGGCATCATGTCTAAGAAAATCCGGCACGACGGTGACCCGGCTTTAGCGAGGCATCTTGAAAATTGCATACTCAAGATGGACTCGAAGGGCGGTTCGAGGCTCACAAAGGATTATCGGAACCCTAAATTGAAAATTGACAATGCCGTTGCGTTGATGTTCGCCTACTCGAGGGCATCGGCTAAACTCGAACCCGAGGTTATCCCACAATTTTATTTTTAGGCGGTCAAATGTTTTCAACTATTTTGCAGTTGGTTGGCGTTGCCGTCATCGTTGGTGGCATTGCCTTGTTGTCTATTCCTGCCGCGGTCATCGCTGGTGGGCTTGCGTTGGTTCTCATCGGTTTGGCGGTTAGTCGGTAATGTTTGAAAACTTGTTCGAGAAGCGCACCATTTCTTTTCAAACTTTGTGGGCTTCCGGTGGTGATTTGCAACCGGCGAACCTTTCCGGTGTGGTGGTGAACGCTGACACCGCGCTGACTATCAATGCTGTGTTCAGTGCTATCAGCCTTTATGCAGACAGTGTTTCGACTTTGCCCATTGATGCTTATTTCCGCCGTGATGGTGAGCTGTTGCCGTTCCGCACAACTGGCGGTGTGCCTGCTTGGGTGCAAAACCCTGATGTGGACTTTGTTGGGTACTCGGCTTTCTACTCGTCGGTGATTGTCAGCTTGATGCTCGAGGGGAATGCGTTTGTGCGCGTCTACTCGAACAGTGCTGGCGAGGTTGTCAACCTTGTTGTGTTGAACCCAACTGATGTTGATGTGAAGCGCAACGGGCTTGGCCGTCTCATCTTTACGATCAAGTCATCGAAAGAGACTTTGAACGCTGATGAAATGATTCATGTCATTGACATTTTGAGACCTGGCGCGGTGCGTGGCATTTCGCGCGTTGAGGTGTTGAAAGAGAATCTGGCGATTGCTAAGGCGCTCGAGGGTTTCACCGCGACTTTCTTTGGCTCGGGTGTGAACATGGCTGGCATTATCGAAGTGCCTCAGCAACTCACGCAAGAGCAGGCTGAGGCGTTGGCGAATGGTGTTGACCGCCGTCACGGTGGTTTCCGCAAGTCTGCCAAGACTGGTGTGCTGACTGGTGGCGCAATGTGGAAGCCAACGGGCATTGATCCTGACAAGGCTGGACTCATTGAGCAGCGCAAGTTTGCTGTGCTTGATGTGGCGCGCGCGTTTGCTGTGCCACCGTACCTGCTTGGCGTGACCGATGGCGGAATGTCTTATTCGAGTGTCGAGCAACAGGGCTTGCAGTTCGTTTCCATGTCGTTGCGCCCACTTGTGGCAAAGCTTGAAAACGCTTTTTCGAAACTGATGGCACGCACACCGGGTGGCGAAAACGCGTTTATTCGTTTCAACATGGATGCCCTCGTGCGCGCCGACCTGTCTGCACGCACCACCGCTTACTCGAGCGCGCTGCAGGCTGGCTGGATGAGCATCAACGATGTGCGCCGTGTCGAGAATCTGCGCCGTGTTGATGATGTGTCGGCTGATATGCCTCGTGTGCCGTTGGCTTCTGTCAACCTTGATGGCGCGTCATTGTCTGCTGATTCTCAGCGAGTCAACATGGCTCGAACGCTGATTCAGGTTGGTTTT